TGATAGCAAGGTTCGTCAGTATCCCAGAATCCCCTAGCTTTAGCTATGGGGAGTATGTCAAAAAGTGTTGATGAACTTCTAAGCGACATCATACAAGATATATTAATGGAGGATAAATAATGAATTTATTTCAAGTAATAGTCCATATAAACGACAAAAACAAGCCGACAGTGTTGGATATTAGAAATATTATAGGCTCTATAGTAAATGGCAATTCAATATATATTAAAGGAAAGCCGTTCTTTATAGAATGTTTTAAGTTATCAGACAAAGTTGTTTTGCAGGCACTATATAATGATATGTGTTGTAACGAAGCAAATTATAAAGATGATATGTTATTAATGATGTCTTTTAGAAAGATAGACGTTAAATTATACAGATTGCAAAAGATTAGCAGGACTTTAAATCCTGCTTTTTTATTTACCCATGTCTAAATTGTTTGCAATGTTAACAAAATTGTATAAAAATATATATTGACATATAAAATAAAATATATTATAATATATACATAACATAAATAAAGGAGCGATTTCAAATGAACATTAATTTATTAAAATATTTTATAAAGGATAGAGGTTTTGACAGAAAAGATTTAGCAGATATGTTAAAGTTAAACGTTCAGACTTTCAACAAAAAAGTTAATATGAGAGCAGATTTCACTTTAATAGAAGTGAAACAGTTATCAAACATATTAAAACTAAGCAAGGAACAAATATTTGATGTATTCTTTGCAGGAGGTTTAAAGCATGAATAATAATGAAAATCCTTCTTACTATGCTATAATACCAGCAAGCGTTAGATACGATAAAGACTTGTCAGCCAATGCTAAACTTCTTTACGGAGAAATAACTGCATTATGTAACAAAGAAGGCTATTGTTGGGCTACAAATAACTACTTCGCAAAATTATACAACGTTTCTGTACGTTCTATACAAACTTGGTTAAAGCAACTAATAAATAAAGGATATATAAAATCTAAATCAGTAATAAATAAGAACGTTGAGTCAGAACGTAGATATTTATATATCTGTGATAACAATTTTGCTGATACCACGAAAAAAACTTCATACCCCCATGAAGAAATCTTCACCCCCTCCCATGAAGAAAACTTCGCACATAATAATACAAGTATGAATAATACAAATAATAATATATCCTCATCTAACGATAAGGGTACAAAAGAAGCTAAGAAGGTTAAGAAAAACAGTACACAAGACGAGGAGTTGTTTAATAAGTTTTGGGCAGAATACCCAAAAAAGAGAGATAAACAGACATCACGAAAAGCATTTACAAAATTAAATGTAGATGTTAAACTGTTTAATCAGATGATGGCTTCACTCTCTCAAGCTAAAAATAGCTATGATTGGCAGAAAAATAACGGTCAGTACATTCCTTATCCGTCTACGTGGCTAAATGGTAGACGTTGGGAAGATGAACTCGCCACTGTGAGCCAGCCACAACCCCATACAAGCGAGAAAAAACAAAGTGAATATAATGAGCAGTCCAAAGATTTTGAATGGTTCTAAGACGATTTAAAGTGATTTTGTAGGAGTTGGCAAAATCATAGAAAGGAGAAAGTTAAAATGATTAACAGAGAAGAAAACGGAGCAGGATTGGCAAGGGTAAAATATAATGGTAAGTATGGAACTGTAGTCGCTTCTTATTACAAAGATACAGATATTAAAGCTGTTATGATTGATTACAAGCTAAATTATATCAATTATAAAGAGCTTGAGTATTCTGACGAAGAAAAAACATATGGATTAGAACTTGATAAAATGATTGATTATAGATTATATTGTTATAATTTGTTGTCAAAAAACAAAATAGATGAGTATGACGCTTCACTAAAAGAAATAGAAATTCCATTTTAAGGAGGAAAGAACATGGAAAAAGATATTTATATAGTATTTATAGACAAGGGAGGTAATGATGTAATTGTTGGTGGTGTGTTCTTTAGTGAAGCACTAGCAAAAGATATGGTTAGTAAGCAAATAAAAGATGATAGTGTTCTTGATTGCTGGTACGACAATTATAAAATGAATAAAAATACAATAATTAATTTGTGGGAGGAATAAAAATGGAAATGATACCTTATAATATTGAAGCTGAAAGCAGTGTATTAGGAAGTATATTAATAAGCAATAATTCAGAAGTGATGGACGAAATAACAAGTATTATCAGTGCAGACGATTTTTACAGAACTGTACACAAAGATATATATTTATCTATGTTAGAGTTATACAAAAATAATACTAATATAGATAGTGTAACACTTATTGACCAGCTAAATAAAAATAAGAAATTGGAAAAAGTAGGAGGTATTGCTTACATCACTAATTTATGCAATTATGTTCCATCTTTTAAGAACTGTGTTAATTATGCTAACATAGTTAAAGAAAAATCTATTCAAAGAAAGCTTTTTAACGCAGGTAACCTTATAACAGGGCTTGCAACAGAAAGTAAAGACATCAACGAAACCTTAGCCGAAGCAGAAAAGATAATGTTTGATATATCCAAAAGTTCAAGCAACGACGATACAATACAAGAGCCAATGGCTAGAATGATGGAAACATTTAAATCACTTGAAGAACGTTCAAATAACCATGAAGAAGGCAAATGCTTAGGAGTTGATACAGGATATAAAGATTTAAACAAAATACTAGGTGGATTTCAAAAGTCTGACTTAGTTATATTAGGAGCTCGACCTGCAATGGGTAAAACAGCGTTTGCTTTAAATATAGCCACTAAATGTGCTGTTAAGTTTAATAAGCCTGTAGCAATATTTAGTTTAGAAATGAGTAAGCAACAATTAGATGAAAGGTTGCTAGGTGCTTTAGGTTGCACTGACCTGCAAAAGATTAGAGAGGGAAACTTGAATAATAAGGATTGGGAAAGATTAACAAAGGCTTTTGATATGTTATCTAAATCGCCTTTATATGTTAATGATGAACCATATTTAACACCACAGATATTGAAAAGAAGGGCGAGAAGATTAAAAAGAGAGAAAGATATACAGTTAATAATTATTGATTACCTGCAACTTATGGCAGGTGATAGACGCACTGAAAATAAACAGCAAGAAGTGTCTGAAATATCAAGACAGTTGAAATTATTGGCTCGTGAACTAGATATCCCAATTATTGCTTTATCTCAATTAAGTAGAGGACTAGAAGCAAGACAAGACAAACGCCCTATAATGTCAGACATTCGTGAGAGTGGAGCGATAGAACAGGACGCAGATGTAATAATGTTCTTATATCGTGATGAATATTATAACGAAAACAGTCAAGATAAAAACATTGCAGAGGTTATTATATCTAAGCACAGAAAAGGAGCTACAGGAACAGTCAAAATGTATTATCATAAAGAATTTTGTGCTTTCGCTGATTTAGAAAAAAATAGATAAAATTATTGACCTAGATTAAAATTCTAGGTCTTTTTTTATTGCATTTATTTGAATGTTATGTTATAATATATGTATCAGATAAAGAAAGAAGGTGTAGTATGGATTTAAAGGAAAAGCCATGTGCGTACTGTGGAAAGATGTTTAAGCCAACAGTGCCATTAAATAAATATTGTAGTAATGAATGTTCAAAATCGGCTAATAAAAAGCCAAAAGTAGAGTTTAAAATAAGATGTGCAATATGTGGTAAAGAAGTTATTGCACATAAGAAAAGCACTCTATACTGTGGGTATGATTGTCGAATGAAGGCTAGATATAAAAGAATTAGTATAGCTAGAAAGGAGAAAAAGCATGATTAAAAAATGTGAATTTTGCGGTAAAGAATTTGACGGTACAGGGTACGCTAAATATTGCAGTCCTGAATGTAGATATGAAGGAAGCTGGATAAAAAGAAATAATGCAAATTCATTTGAGCGTGTTTGCCTAATGTGTGGAGAAAAATTTATAGCACACAGAGCAGATAAAGTTTTTTGTAGTAATAAATGTGTACAAAGAAACCACCAGTTAAAGCAAAAAAGAGCTAAAGAAATTGTAAAGAAATGTGCATTATGTGGTAAAGAGTTTATCACTAATAATATTTGCGTGAAATATTGTAGTGATGAATGCAGAAATATTGTATACACAAACTATAAAGAAAAAGTAAAAAACATAGTAGAACTAAAAAGAGAAAAACGAGCTAAAGAAATAGGCAGTAGACCAAAAGAAAAAGGAACTTGCCAAGAATGTGGAAAGGTTTTTATTAAAAATAGACCATTCCAGAAATTTTGCTCGGAAGAATGCAGAGTTAAAAACGCTAACAAAAGAAACAAAATACCTAGAATAGAGGTATGCGGTATCTGTGGAAAATTATTTGAACCTAATAGACATTATCTTCATTACTGCTCTGACAAATGTAAAATAGAAGCTAATGAAAGAAGAATGAAAAAAATAAAGATAGGGCTGTTGAAAGATACAGAAAAGAAAGAGAAAGGAAAAGAAGAAAGAAAGAAGAAAAGTTAAAAGTTAAGATTGAAAAAATAAATGGAAACGAACTTTTAAATGAAATAAATAAGATATCCAAAGAAACAGGGTTATCTTATGGGGAAGTCAAGAAATGGTATCCTGATATGAATAAGATTAAATTTATGGCTTCTTATCTAGGAAGAAAAGGAATGGACGCAAATGAACCTAGAATAGTTGGGCGAACTAGTATGCTTATAGTTTAGGAGGAAAATAATTGACAAAAGTAAGAAGTAAAAAAGTTATATTCAATGGAATTAAATTCGACAGCAAAAAGGAATGTAAATACTATCAATATCTTTTAGCGTTAAAAAATGCTGGCGATATAAAAGAAATAGAATTACAGCCACGTTTTTTATTAATTGAAGGATTTAGACACGAAGCAAAAGAAAATCCTTTAGAAGCAAAATCAAGCGGTTTTGAACATAATCAAATATGTGGGAAACTAAGAGATACCACTTATACTGCTGATTTTAAAGTAGTATTTAAAAGTGGTAAAGAAATAATTATTGACGTAAAGTCAAGCAAAAAATTTCAAGATGAGGTTTACAGAATAAAGAAAAAGATGTTTTTGAAGAAATATCCAGATGTAGACTTCTACGAGGTATATTAATGAATAAAGATATATATAATAAGTTGTCTAAGTATAAGATAACTAGAAAAAATAAAATTATGTTTATTGAAATACCAATATCAAATATCAGCATGTTCTTGACAGATTTTATTGACTATTTCAATAAAACAGTAGATATGATATATATTGATAATCTAGTATTTAGATACGATAATATAGAACATCTATTACTGTTCTATGGTGAAGATGTAGACGAATACATGGATTTAGTGAAGGAGAAATGAAAATGATTTCAATGTATTTTTATAATCAGATTGCAATGTTGAGAGAGTTCGCCATAAAACAGTTAGGTGCTGAAAAAGTTGCACACATGAGTGATAGTGATTTAAATAAATGGATAGAAGGAGAATATGATTTGTGTTATGGTATAGGTATAAATGGTGATTGTGATGATGAAATTATTTACGCTTTACCAAAAGGGACTTTAGAAAAAGCTGTCTATTTTAGTAGATAAGGAGTAATGAAAAATGGATAAAAGATATTTAAGTTGGAAAGAAGCTAAGGAGTATACATCAATGGGAGATGTAGAGCTTACAACATTGCTTAGAGCTAATAATATTTGTGTTTATCAATATACAACAGGTAGTAAAAGGTTTATTGATAAAAACGATATAGATGAAGCATTTAGCAAGGGAAAGAAAAAGAATAATTATTTTAAAAACAATTATTTATATTATAATAAATTATAATAGGTGATGATATGATATACATTACAAAAGAAGGAAACAGGAAAGCTATATTAAACAGAATACTTGTTGAAGTCGAAAGACAAGAAAGACAATGGGGTAAGGAAAAAGAACTCACCCCACATCAATTCTTAGGGCTTGCTTTAGAGGAACTAGGTGAAACAGCTCAAGCTTTAAATGAAACGTGCTTACCTAGTAAATATATAACTAAGCCAGAGTTAGGCGGAGTTTATAAAATTGAGAACGAAGCCTTTCAGACAATGGCTTTACTATTTAGACTTATTGAAAAGTTGGAGGAGAAAAGATTAAATGAAAGCCTTAATGATAGATGAAAAATATATTAATAGATTGATAGATGATTTTGGATTTAAGAATATAACTTTATATAATGAAGTTGGAGAAAAAGCTTTTAGTGCTATAGCTTATGAATATGACACTAATACCTATATAGCAATAAGAAAACAAGAAGATAAATATATATTAGAATTTCTTGAATTGAGTCCAGATGTATATATTTATCAAGATTTGATTTGTTATACTAAAACTTATACATGTTATTATTTGCCTAGTATATTGCTAAAACTTATAGAATGTGGTATAATAAAAGAATGTGAAATAGAAGATTATAATTAAGGAGGTGTTAAAATGAATAAAGATATTATTAGAAGAATGCCAACAAGATATGAGCAGGAACAATTAGAAAATGAAAAAGACTTACTATTATTTTGTAGCAAGTTATGTGGATGTTTTGTAGTTATTGGTGCAGGTTTGTTAATGGTGGGGTGATAATATGTTAGTAGCTATTATTGCTTTTATGTTTTGCATAGCTTATTTTATTATATTTGCTATGTGTAAAACAGCAAAACAAGCTGATGATATGGCTTATGATATGTATATTAATGAGAAAAAGAAAGGAAGATGTAAGCAATGAATAGAGTTATTTTAAGCGGTAGATTAACAAAAGATATTGATGTAAGATTTACACAAACTGGGAAATGCGTTGCAAATTTTAGTTTAGCAGTAAATAAAAAAGATAATGTTAATTTCTTTAATGTTGTCGTGTGGGATAAATTAGCTGAAATATGTGGGAACAATTTAGGTAAAGGCAGTAAAGTACTTATCGAAGGTGAATTAAGTACTAGAAGCTATGAAGATAGTAGCGGAACTAAGAAAACTGTTACTGAGGTTGTAGCCTATAATGTAGAATTTATGGGCAGTAAAAATGATATACAGCAGACACCACAACAAAAAACAACGCAACAAGTACCACAACATTATAACACATTTGGTGCGGTTCAACAAAATGAAGAAATTCCGTTTTAAGGTAATAAAAAGGGTTGACACTTTAACTAGTGCCAGCCCTTAATTTTTATAATGCTTTTACATCATAACTAATCATTTGTAATTTTCTAATTTCTTCTAAGATACAATCATGTTCTTCGGAAGTTTCCTCTAATAGTTTTTTCCATAAAACATAATCTTTTTTCTGTTTAGTTAAAGCATAACTACAGCAAGCAAGATATAATTCCATTGTTTCTTTTTCCCATTCTAGCCATTTATTTAAGCTTTCTTTTAGCATTTTACATCTATAATCATAGGTTATTTCTTTTGTATTTGCTGAATAAGCTTGAGAAGGTATTACAGAAGTGTTTGAACTGCCATCAATTTTTGGCATTTTGCTATAGTTGTTGATGTAATAGCGTTGGGTTTTAATGAAGTTTCCCATTTCCTCTTTTGTTCTTACTTTGTGTTTATGGGAATACTTATGGAGTGAACAAAATTCATATAGTGCCATCATATCATTGTGAAATATAATACCTTTCATTTGATGATTTAGCACAGTTTTGAATAATAGTTCGTCTGTCCAACCATTAGTACTTATCATTTCTTAGTTTCCTCCTTAGTTGGTGCAGGAGTAGCAACACCATTTACTGCACTAGTTAAAGCATTTACCACATTTGTAGAAATAGGCATTGCACTAGATACAGCAGTATTAGCTACATTACTTACTATCTTTTTACCTGTTTCCGTAAATACTAAATAACCTGCCACAATACCTAAGATAAAACTTGTAGCGTTATTATTCATGGTTTAATACCTCGTTATGCTGTTGCTGTTCCTGTTAATTGTGGAGCTACGAAAGCAGTTGGGCAAAGGTTATTAGATTTAACAGTTGCAGAAGGTGTAGCAGTATTAGCACATAATACATAAATACGTCTGCTTCTAATTTGGTCTGCATAAACAGGTTTGCAACATTTGTTGAGTAATGTTATAGTGTTAGAACCATTAATAATTTCTACTGGTAGAACACCGGCACCGCTAGGGATTGCTTGAGCAACTAATAAACAGATTTTTTGGCTATCGTTAATGCTCATAGTTGGAATAGTAATTTGAAGTGTAGAACCACTGACAGCAACACCTGTGGAAGCTACTAAGTTGGAACATACTTGACAATTATTAATACAACTCATTTTATAAAACCTCTTTCTTGTAAATAAAAAAGGCGGTTTTTACACCGCCTATAAAATCACGTCTTTATGACGGAGCGTTTAGCAACCGCAAGATGTAGAAGTTGTATATGCGGAAGCAGGAGGAATTGGGTATCCACAGTTTAAATAGCCCTGTGCATAGTATGCAGGACGTTTAGGAAGTTCGCAACCTAAGGAAGCGATTTCCTGTTTAAGACTTGTGTACATACCTTCATTTTGACGTTCAATAGCGTTAAATTTATTATCGCTATAGATACGATTTTCTAAAGCTAAGTTTTTGTTTTTAGCTTCTGCTAACTGGTCGCGAAGGTTTTGATATTCGTAAAAGTCGATTTTGTTACCAATAACAGCTAAACCAGCGTTTGTCATATCCTGTGTTTGTCTTGCAGTCTGTTCGACAAGATATTGAGTACGTGCAGAGTCAATAATTTCTTGTTTTTCGATTTCACAACCAGAAACACCATGACAACCGCAATTGCGATTACCGAAGAAACCGCCAAAACCATTACCAGTGAACATCCAGAATAATAGGATAAGGAATATAATTAATCCCCAACCAGTCATTCCTGTGTTTGTTGCATTTTCACCCATTTGTGAAAACCTCCTATATTTATTTTAACTGTGATAAACCTTGTTTGAATTTATCAAAGTTATTTGCATTATTATTTGTATTAGTATATGCAATAGCATTAGTATTTTTATTACCATTTGCCAATGTATCTATACCAACAGCTACATTATTTAAGTTTACACCTAATGCACCAGCTATCAACCTAGCCATAGGATTATTAAGCAAACCTCTAACTTTTGCTAATGTATCTGTGTTTATACCAGCATTTTGTAAAACGTTTATAGCGTCTTGCTGACTATTCACGTTTTGAGCCATTTGGCTTGCTTGTCCCCACACTTGCTGGAGTTTGCTTGATTGTTGAGAATTTAAGCCCATCATCTGTGATAACATCTGTGGATTTAGCATTTTTCAATACCTCGATTTCTTGTTTCATCTGTGCCATCTGATTAATCATCTGTTGCATTAACTGTGTTTGTTCTTGTATAATCTGTTCTTGTGTTTTAGGTGGTGTTATTGCACCTAGTTCAACTAATTTATTATAATATTTATCGCAAATGTTACTAAGTTCTTCATATTTTTTTGTAGTAACACCAACTTTGTTTTTGTTTCCGTAAAAGTCTATATTAAGTATATCGTCATTTTCTATAATGTACTGTGAAGGTAAAGAATAAGGGTTATTGTTAGAATTAATCATTTGCCTTACCGCCTTTCGATACATATATTATATCAGGTATATTAAGACGTGAAGTGTACAAATAAATTACAAATAATATATAGAAAATAGTTTACAAAATGTAAATAATGTGTTATAATAAGATTATAGTTAAAACGAACGCTTGGCAGTGGGTTTGATTAAACTGCTGAATTGTAATTAATAGCTTATTGTTGGGTAGCAACCAAAATAAATATAGAGGTGTTAAGATGTTTATAAAAATAGACACAAAAGATACTGTAGTTATTGTAAATTCTTATGATATAAGTCATATCTACAAAGAAGATGAAAAGATTGAAATATATTATAAGAATAATAAAGAATACATATCAATAACAGCAGGGAAAGAAAGTATAAATGAATTGTTTGAATACCTTTGTAATGAATTGGAGGTAAAAGAATGATAGAACCAAAAGATATTGTAGTTTCGTTTAGAACAAATGAAACTATGAATAAATGGCTTAAAGATACTGCTGATAAATGCAAAGTGTCAAAAGGTTTGTTGGTTTATGCTTTATTGGAACACTCAATAACTTATTTTAAAGATAAGCAAATTGAGTTAATGCGTAAAACAGAATTGGAGGTTAAATGATGTTTTGTGTATTAGATATAAACGATATGAAAATAGCAATGAGAAAGGAGGAAATAAAAGAAATAAGAATTGAAGATAACAGTGTTCACATATATTACAAAGATGGTGAACATAATGGATTTTGGTATAATAACAATAAAGAAGCAGAAAAAAGCTTCTATGATGTATTAAAACAACTTAATGAGGTGAAAAAATGAACAGTGTTATAAGAGAAAACTTCACAAAAGGTAAAATATATAAAGCATATAGCTATATTGAATTTCTTAACAGAATTGAAAATATAGCTAAAGAATGTGGCTTTTATATAGGCTACGTTTATAAATCAAGTAAATATATAAATGTAGTTTTAGATAGTGAAGGTATATCAACAATAGATATGAAATTCAATTATTATAAGTACAATGATTATTATATCTATTTATTGGAGGTTTCTAACGTTGAATAAAAAATACGTTGTTCAGAAAACTGAACAGCTTGAAGAATTAGGTTTTAAACGAACCAAAAAGGGTTACCGCAAGAAAATAGGTAACCTTAAAATAAACGTAGAAAATGATTTAATGACAGTCGTTCAAGATAACAACAAGGTATTCTATCTTAATTCATTTGAAAAATTAGATTTATTAATAGATAGAATGATAAATAAAGATATGATATGCAATATAATAGTTTAAGTAGTGAAAAAATATGACAATTAATTATTATCCAAAAAAATGCCCTATCTGTGGTGGTTATGTAATGTTGACCACTACACAAAAATTAAATGGTAATAGATATGGCAGTGGTTACTGCTATGTCTGTACTAAATGTCATGCTAGTGTTAGCACACACAAGAATAACTTTAGACGTGCTTTAGGAGTGCTAGCAGATAAGCCGACACGTGAAATGAGAAAAAAGTGTCATGAAGTATTTGACAAGATTTGGAAGAAGCGAGGTGGTAACAGAAATTTAAGGAAAGAATTGTATCAAAAACTTGCTGATAGATTAGGCATAAAAATAGAAGATTGCCACTTTAGCTGGCTTTCTTTAGATGAGCTTTACAAGGCTTATGACATCTGTAAGCAGTTAAAATTAGAATATAAATATAAATAGGAGTGTATGAAATGAGTTTATTAGATGAAATGTTAGAAGAAGATTATAAAAGTGGATACGAATTTGTAAATAAAGAAGAAAACGAGTCGTACAAAATAGTAGGCTTGTACAGAAAGAAAGACAATATGACGAAGTTTATATTTTATGACAAAAGAGAGCTGATATTAAATTATGTAGAAATGGATTATGATTTATTCAGAAAAGAAGCTACAAAAGATTTAAATATTAAGCACCATTCTTTATATGCTATGTAATTTATTGCAAACTAAAAGGGTACTAGTAATTAAACTAGCACCCTTATTTTTATTGAGGTAATAAATTTGATGTTAAATTTTTAATGTTATCATAATCTTTACCAAGCTTCAAATATCCACGAATTAAACTTTCTATACCTATTAACTTGTTTAATTCATCTTTACTTAAGTTGTCTCTTATGTTATCTGTTTTGCTTAGTCCTAATTTTTCTCTTAATTGTTTTGCATTCATTCCAAACGCTACTTTATAGGCTAAATCTGTATAGTGTTTATAAATAAACTTTTTATGCGGACTTTCTGGAACAGTTTCTTTTATTTCATCTGTTAAAGTCTTGCGAGCTTCTTTGCTTCTTATGCGTTCCATTAATCGACCTAACTCTTGCTGTTCAATTAATTTGAGTCGTTGTTCCATAGAGTTAAAAGCTTCAATATATTTTATTTTCCACTTTAAAGCTTCTTTTCCACTAAAGCCCATTACCAAGAGTGAAAATCCGTCCCTATCCATTAGATACATTGGATAATGTTTACCACGATTTTCAAATGTGGTTTCATGGTAAAATTTCGCAGCCGAAATTTCGGCAGCCAAAATATCACGAATACTATCAAGCACATGACGGTGTTCTTTTCCAAAGTGTTCAGCAACTTGTCTACTTGATACCACGATTTCATTATTAACTACATCAACCAATTTTAAATCTTTTTCTAAACTTTTTATTTGTTTATCCATTTTATAAACCTCTCTTATTAGAATTATTTTTTATATATTATTATACCATATAATTAAATGTTAATCAATAATTATTTTAATATTGGTATGCTCAAAATTGAGCAGACTATATAAGCAAATTAAAAAGCGGTCAGCAGAAGCCAACCGCCAAAAAATAATTTAAGAAAGGAATGTTATGAAAAAGAAATTTAAAGCTTAGAACAATTATATTGTATCATAATGTTTAGTATCTGTCAATACTTTTTATAAAAATAGCAGTCATAAATTAATATGACCGCTAAGTACAGGAAGGTATTATATGAAATCTACATATATATAATATCACAATAAATCTGTATTGTCAATATTATTTCCTATAACATCTATATTAGCATTTGCTAGATACTCTAGTTGTATTTGCATACCGTTAAAAATTGATTTGCCCATATATGTTGGCTTTTTACGATATTCACACATATAGCTTTTCTTGCTGTCATTCCATACAATCAAGCCATTAAAATTTTCGAATGGATAAATCGTTGCTGTTATGATATCGCCTTCATAAAGTTCAACTTTGTTTTTGCCTGCTGTTCCTATATTAATTTGAAATGGTTCGATTACTTCTACTGCTAATTTTGAGTAATCGTCTACATCTCGATATTCTTCTGTATCAGACGGCATGATATAATTAATGAGTGTAGGCTCTTGTGGTTCACTGCCCACAGGAGGACTAGTGAATGGTTTTTTAGGCACTATTAGTTTATATCCGTATTTAAATTTATCGTCTTTTCCTTTTGCTCTATATATCATTTAAATATACCTTTCTTTATAAGTCTAAAGACTTTATCGTAAGCCCTGCCAACTATATTATTAACGTTCTCTAGTGAGCGGTTAGTTTCCATAGCTACTTGATAATTCTTTAAACCTTTTATAAATTTTAAGTCTAGTACTTTTCTCTTATCCTCGTCTAGGTTCAATTCTTCTATGACGTATATTAGATTAGTTTTGTTTGTGTTTTCTATATATTCTTTTGCTTGCTTTCTATGTTCTAGTATGATTAACACCTACTTTAAATCTAGGTTGTTGTTTTTATCTTGTTCCATTTGTAAATCTGCCATTTGAACACGTTGCAAAGATAAATCTGTATAGTATGTGTTGTTGGTAGGCTTGCGGTACATTACACCACGAGCCTTGCCATCTTTTCGCCTTTTCTCTACGAAAGTAACACTACCATCTGAACGATATCTAGGCATTATTATTTACCATTGTTAATTGTTTCAGCGTTCATATTATTTTGGTCTCCACGTACTACATTATTATCATCACTCATGCTACCAACGTTTGTAGTAACAACGTCATACTGTGATAGATAGTACACAAAACCGCAAACAACTCCGCCAACAGTAAGAATAAGAGTAACAATAATAACCATAAGCCCCATTATTATTTTTTTATATAGATTTATACCCATAGCTATAACAGTGCCTAATTTTTCTAACGTTTCTTTCATTTCGTTTTGGTTTTCCATTTTTACCACTCCTTAACAGTATACATAGCAGTAACACCATTTACTTTATCTTGACCATGTATTATTACTTCTAATTTTTTATGCTCATATCCAACAGCCCAATTTATTTCATTTTTATAAATTGTTGTACCTGCTTTTAATTTATAATATTTTTCTAGGTCTATTTTATAAACTCCAATATCATAATCTTGATTGGGGTTATCTGTAACAATAGTTTTATCTGTTTTTTCTAGTGCTTCTTTTGGAAGCGAAGTTTCTTGATTATTAATTTTATCCACAACTTCATTAGTTGCACTTTCTAAATTTTCAGATTTTATTGTTGTAGTTGCTACAGGTTCAATTTTACCTTGCTCAACTTCATCTATTTTGTAAATTATGTCGTTTGCTTCTTGTTTGTTTACGTCTAAGTCTTTTTGTAGTGTATCATTGTCTTTAATATCTACATTTTCGATTTTAACAGCGTTTACAGGCTCACTGACAGCTTTTTTATTTTGTAGATACAAATACATTAAGACTATTAAAATAAACGCTAAGACAGCCGATATAACGACTGCCTTTTTGTGCGTTTTTATAAAATTTGTGATATTAGTTATCATTTGCGTTAAAGTAGACATAATCTTCGCAAGGAGCTTGAGAGCGTTCTCTTGCTTCTAATCCGTCAAAAAATAATTGATGTCCTTGCATAAATGAATAACGTTGAATAGATGAAATTAAGCTTTCATGAGGATTGTTGGACTGCTCAAAAATTTGTTTAATTTTATTTTTGTCAGCGTCTGAAATTGGTTCTTTAGAATATAAAATAAGTTTATCCATTTATCTTTTTAATCCTTCTTTTGCCCATTTTAAAATATCTTTTAATAAAAATTTAATATAAGAAAAATCAACATCTTTTTCAATTCCGCTTCTATAAATATAGTTGCGAACATCATTATCTTTTACTTCTTCTTCGCTTTCAAGTTTTAGATATTGTTTTTCAAAAACTTCTTTAGGACACCAACTAATATATCCATCTGGATAATAAATTTTATAACCGCTATCGCCTTTTTGATGACCTTTAAAATCTTTCCATGCTTCACATTCTACGGCATGAATAGCTTTTACACTAACATAAAAATCTTTTTTGATATCAGGACTAAAACAATCAACCATTATTTTTCCTCCGAAGATAATAAATTTAATGCGTCTTGCTTTTCATTGATGAAACGATTTCGCAAGCCAACTTTTACAACGGTATAACTACCATTGCACCAATCTTTAGGACTATGGTAATTACCATTAGATAATTGATATGCGTTATCACACTCTTGAATTAAGAAATCATAAATACATTCAATCATTCGCTTATCAAACGCTTTATGGTCTACATAACTTAAATTAGGATATCCCATTAACCTTACTGCTTCCGTGTAAAGTTCGTACATATTGCCAGCACCATATTGAATTGAGCGACTAAATAAAACAGCTTTCATTGCTTCACTGTGTTTTTCCATATCATAATCATGATTTTTTAAAGCCCAATATCCAGCATTATAATACTTATCTCCTGCGTATTCATCTTGAAGTTTTTGAAAACCTTGTCTGTCAATAGTTCCGATAGATTTCCACTCGTTAATGAATTTAGTTGAGTTTACAGGATAAGCATTTTTGAGAACTCGCCCATAATTAGCGTAGCAATCTTCTTTATAATTGCATAACCAATTAACAAAATCTTCAACGATACCACTTTCGGAACTGAACTGATAAGAGCCGTAGCTGATACCGCCTAAATCCCCACTGCCTGTGCTAACTGTTGCAGGATTGCCACCTGCTTCATATTTTAAAACTAAACTATTGTTTAACGTAGTCTTTTCCTCCTTTAGCGGAATTAGGCATTTCTACTTTTAAAGCACCTAATAAACCACCAGTAATAAGCATGAAGCCGTCTGTCTGTCCTTGCCAAAGAGCTATACCATCAAGAATGATTAAACCTATAGCTAGAACTAAGTATACATGAAATATATTTATATTCATTTATACACCCCGTTATATTATAACATATGTTTCATTCGTTCGTCAATACGTGCAAGTTTTATTTCTTCATCTTGCTGTTTTTTTATTATCTCCTGCTGTTCTTTTTCTATTTCTGCTACCTTTTCAATTAAAGTGTTAAACAGCACCGCTTGCTTTTCTATATTGCATACAAGCGGTTCTATCATTGGCTTTATTATAGCCTTTTTAAGTACTGCTATTATAACTGTGGTTAGAGTAGCAACGGAAATAATAACACCAAGAATTGTGGATAAAATATTTATGTCCATTTTACCACCAACATTTAGGTATTTGATTGATTTTTTTCTAACACATCTATTGCATTTTTAAATTCACTTGTAGTTTTTAAAAATGTATATGCTTGCTTAATTATGTTTTCTGAACCATCTACATTAGAAGGGGTAAAACCATTTACTTTTATTGTAGTAATAATATTTGTCTTATCTTTATCGTACACTTCTAAATAAATGGTTGATTTTGTATCTTCTTCGCTTTCGGTAGATAACGTGGTTGGTTTATCTATTACTATAATAGGTGAGATGTTAACTATTTTGAAATAAGCTTCCTTAATTGTATATTGATTTACAATTTTATTTTCTATACCATCTGCATTTATGTTTGTAGTTAAAACATAATCTAAATTAATTGTATAATCTTGCTGTAAAGCCATTTTCAATCCTCCTTAATAAGTAACGCCGTAAATTTCTATAATACCGCAATTTTGCTTCCTTACGTTAAAGCGTGTTGTTGTTGAAGGTATAACCTCTACACATGCATTTCCTCCTACTGTCCAGTATTGAGTTTCTTCTTTTAAAAGTTGAAAATATCCTTTAGTGTTAAACATTATATTAAATTCCCAAATAGGTATAATAACTGTTTTATTCCACCAGCCGGTATCGTCTGTATATTTAATAAGTAAAGCGTCAAATTTTGTAAAAGCTTGCTTTAAAATAATATCTCCATTATTTAATGCCCTAACATCTCCCCCGTAAGCTGTAATCCCAGTTCTAGTATTTTTAATGTTTCTTACGTCTGTACCACCGTTGGCAGACTTCATGGCTTCCCAATCTATTAAACCCGTTAATGTTGGCTGTGTTTTACCGACTGCGCGATTTAATAAACTATGTACGAAAGCAGTTGTCGCAACGCGTGTGCTATTATCACTTGTTCCCGGTGTTGGCGCTGTTACGTTTTTACCAAATGTAAAAGTATTTCTAGAAGGCGAATAATCAAAAATAGTTCCGCCGTTCGTATCACTCCAATTATAACAACCTAAAGCACCGCTATTAAAATAAAAACCTGTATTGTTAGGCGCTTTTATTTGTACTTCTGCACCAGTCCCCATAGTGAGTTGACCTGTAATAGTTCCGCCGCTACGTTTAAGATAATTTGTGTCTATTTGTAAGCCGTTTTTATCTTGCGTAGCTTTAGTAGCGCTTGTAGCATTGCCTGTAAGATTGCCACTAAACCCGCCGCTTGCTGTTACTTTGCCCGGAAAAGATGTATTTCCGCTACCATCTAATATAGTTGCCGTGCGTATTGGTGTATCTGAAAAGTCAACATATTGTCTTATATAAATAGGTTCTTTTCCGTTATCTGCTGTGGCTATTTCTGCATAGCCGCTATCTTCTTTACCGCCTATTCTAATTCTAAAATAGTCATTGATTGCCATTTTTCCAGTTATTAAATCTATAGCGCTGCCATCTGTAGCAGTATTATTTATTTTTTTTGCTGTACCATTAATATTAATGCCCCATGTACCGCTAGCACCACCACCTGTTTTTGTTGGTGCGTAGTTATTATAATTGCTTGAGTCTAAAAATACAGTTTGATTTTCTCCATTATCTCCCCATCTATACATGACCTTATCAGAACCAGAAAAACCAATATATCTATTTACGTTACTAGTATTTGTAAATTTTATAGTAGTTGCATTTTTACTATTTCTTTTAACGGTTAATTGACCACCAAATGTATCATCAACACAGGTTAATCCGTCTGCTGTTCCATTTACTTTTTTTACATATGTTGTGTTTATAGCGTTTCCATCACTGTCTTGTGTTGCCTTAGTAGCACTAGCTACGTTATCGGTTATATAAGCAAGTTTATTCCATGATGTAAAGTTTTCACTATTGTTTTTAGTTCTAGCATAAACTGCTCCATTGTGGCAAAATGCAATTTGAGTAATAACACTTGAACCTTGATTTATTTTAGATGTATTTGTTACAAATAAATTACCACCAGTAACACCGCTAGGAGCATTAACAGCCGAATTAGTAAAAGAATAAACACCTTGATGAATAGCGTTATTTAAGTTTTTAGAAGATGAGTTATATTCTTCTCTAAACAGAATTGAGTTTGAGTCTAGTAAATTGTTATTGTTTTTTAAATCTATAACCGCTTTATTTAAAGCATTATATACTTCATCTGTAACATACTCTTTTTCTGTCCATGTGTTTTTTATTTTTGTACCATCTATATTTATCTGTGGTATAACTTCTGCCATTAACTTAATACCTCCAATGTATTTATATCCAGATGTACTGTTACGTTTTCATCTACGGCAATATATAATTGTTTTTCAATCAAAACATTATTTGAAGCGTCTCTTATTTTTAAATTAGTTATTTCTTTAGTTGCTGTTTTTGCTAATAAAGGATATATAAATTCTATTTGTATTAAATTATCTGATACATCAAATAAAGAAAACTGTTCTTTAGAACATACCTCGCTGTCGTTTATATATACATTATCTATTATAGATTTTACATATTCGGCTACTTTATTTAATGTAAAATCTTTTACACTGTTTGTACCCATTTTTGTTTCTTCACCGTCCACGTAAAAAGGATATTGACCTAATAGCCATGTACCATTTAATTTATATTTCCATTCAGATATTTTATAAGAAGTTTCGCTTTTTACTCCTATTTCTGTTTTTTTATATCCAATATAAATATATAAAATATTAGCAGGCTTAATTCTAGCAAGAAGTAAAGTTAATTCGTTAAACCATAATTTATTGCTTGTTTCAGATTGAATGTATAAAGTATAGTTATTAAAATCTATCCACGATTTATGATTTCCTCTACCTGCTATTTTATCTAGCTGTTGCAGTAAAAAATTAAAACTGAATGGAGGTGCAGTTATTAATTGAAGTATAACTTTTTGCTTTCTAAATTCTAGGCTTTCTGCTGAACTATCAGAATTTATATTAAGTATTGCTTCATATAAAGATATTCCTTTTTCATCAGCATTTATTACAGTTTGCCTATTATAAGCAAGTTTCATTTCGCCATACAAAGTATCTATTTCTTGTTGCTCTGTGTTTATAATATTATCCATTTCTTGTATTCCATTATAAACAATAGGAACATATCTTTTAAGGTCATGTAGCATTTATTGTAACCTCGCCTAATTTTGGTAATTCTTGTTTAAGTTTATCTTCCGTAAGTTCTAAATCTGTACTTTCTCCATTTATTGTTACATTTGTAACGTTTATTATCCCACTAACTGTATTTAAAGCTACTATTATTTTAAATATTGCAACAGTTAAAGAGTATTTATTTAATCTGTCCCTTTCTCCCCATTCCGAACGTAGTTCATCAATATAGCCTTGAATAGCTTGTTTACATGGCTCTTTAATTTGTCCTTGCTCATACGTTTCATCTAACATTACATCAGCAGAAATATTTATTTCTTTTTCTGTAGCTGTTACTACTGTTACATTATGCCCTATTGGTGCTTGCCCTAATCCTGTTGCATAAGGTTCTGGGTCAAAATATTCTTTTACTTGCTCAATAAATTCTGGAGAGCAAGTATTATTTGAAGGGTCTATAATAGATAATTTAACAGTACCACCGCCGTTCCAAGTAGGATAAACTTGAACTTGACCAATGCCGTCATATTCTGTACACCAGTTAACATAGTCTTGAACATTACCGCCAAAAGGTTTATTTCTTAACCATTCAAGCGTTCTTTCTCTTAATTCGTCGTCCGTCTCTAAATCTCTGGCAGGTTTATAAATTGTACTTATAACAATACTACCTAGATTTTTATTATACTCTATAGGTAAAAGCTCGCCTACGTATTCATTGCCTACTGTTCCTTCTGTTTCACATTCTAGTACAAAACTTCCTGTATCTAGCTTTTCAGTACATTTATAATAAATAGGTGAAATGTCTGAAATTGTGCTGTATCTTGTACCAATTTCAATATCTGTTGGTTGTGCGTCTTTATCTAAACACTTAGCCAATCTTTGAGCGTATGTTGGTTGTAGTCTGTCTATTCCATAATCATAGCACCTATAATCTAAGCTGTTGCCACTAGCTGTCATTAAATACGTATTCATATAAAATAGCTGTAATTGTTGGTAATTTTTAGCTATTTCAACTATACAAGGTGCTATAGCGTCGTAAATAACCGAGCCTTGACGCTTGTCAAAATCATCTGGAATACGTGCTAAGCATTGTTGCATTAAGCCATCAAACGTATACTGACTACTATCAAGGTATTCCCATTCATAAGCCAAAAATTATTCCTCCCCTGCTATTTTTACTGTACTTGTTATTTCTCCAACTGTCGTACTAATATTATATCTTATATACATACTGTCTATACCGATTTTAATAACATCAACGCTATTTATAGATAAAACCCTATCATCATATAATATAGCATTTTCAGCATTTTTCTTTATATCTGCTTTTATGTAAGCAAAATCTTTTCCAATATATTTATCAAGACCAATACCATAATTCCAATCATATATCAACCATGCGTAACGTTCGGTTATTAATATTTTATCTACTGCTTGCCGTATTGCTTCTTTACCATCTATTTTGCTTACTAATCTTCCACTGACTGTATCAATCTTGTAAGTTTTAGAGGGCTGTGCTGTTTGTCTAGGAAATGAAATATTTTGTATTTCTGGTATCATCTAAAGCCCTCCATTTCTACACGTTGAATTATATAGTATAATTGACCTTCGTTCATTTTAAAGCAAATTACTCTATCGCCACTTTGAAGCCCTCTCCACACTTCTATTTCTTCCGTTTCGGTATCTGTTTGAGGTGTATCAGGCGCTATATCATTATGTTTATGTGGTTTTGGCAATACATATCTTCTACATAAAGCACCTATTATAATAAAGTCTTGAGGGATATTTTCACTATACCCATCAATTAATATTTCTATTGGGTTAGAGCTTGTTACTGTAGCGTAAACTATACTTGATTTTTCAGATTGTGGATTTTTGTCGCTTGCTATTTTACCCATAAGCTCAATTAATGTAGCCATCTTATCCACCTGCCTTTTCTTGCGGTGTCATTGTTTCTTTTATTATATCAAGTCTTAGCGTATGATAATTTTCATTTTTAAGAGCGTGCGTACATCTACTTATTATATACATTTCTCTTTTAATTGCTTTTTTTCCTTCTTTATCTGTTGTTTGTGTTGTACCTATATCACCTAAAGCAGAAGATATATCAATAAATATGCCTGCTCCTGCTCTTATATCCCATACATCATTATCATTCGGTATCGCTATAGCGTTTATAGTCAATGTTTCTCTTTCTCTGTTGTATAGGCTTAATAAGTTTTTTGCAAAGTCTGTAATTTCTTGTTGTGTTGCTTTTTCGTTCACTTTCTTAGCTAATTGAAGAACACCCCAACGCTTTTGGTTGTCGCTATCTTTTGCTATCTGCTGATTAGAAATAATACGTCCGCTATCGTCTTTACTTTCTGTAAATAGTAAAATCTGATTGTAAGTATCTTTATCTATAGATTTACTATATCTATAATCTGTTGCCATAGAGTAATCACCGATAACATAACCTGTTCTTAAGTTTTCAATGTTATTAAGCTTTATAGTTCCGTAGTCATCATAAATTATATAATACTTCTTTTTACCTCTTAAGTTAGCTTCTACAGAATATTTAAGTATATCATATATGCTTTTCCCATCAAACAACTTAGGAGGTACAACATATTGACTATCTTCTTCTATTTTGTATTGTAGGTTAAACTTAGTACATTCTTTTTCAAACGTCTGTGCTAATGTTTCACCCTTATTGATATAAAAATCTGTATTTTTTAAATATCTTAATTGGTCATAAGCTGTTACTTTAATATTACCTTTTTTATCAGTTTGGGTATTAAAGACATATCCAAAGAATATCCCTTTATCTCCCCATTTAACTTGTAATCTGCTACCACTAGATATTTTTAAAACATCATCTTTTAGAGTAAAGAAGGTTAACTTTCCTGCTTGACCTTCAATCTCTGTAGTTATCTGAATATCTGAAACTACAGACGTTATATCAAATACGTTGCCATTTTCGCTATTTTGTAGTAACATCTGTAGCATTTTACATTCTCCAATCTGTATTGTTCTTAATTGCCGTTCTTAAATCACTAGGTATTTTTAAACTATATCCTATATAGTCACCTAATCCGTCCCCTAAAGTATCTTTGTTAGCTTGATAGATGTCTTTCCAGTTATCAAAACCGCCTGTATATTTTCTGCTTGCCGTTGCAAGGTTATCCTCTGTAGATTTTACCTCGCTAGGGATAACTTTTTCACCAGTCAACATATCATCATTTTGTTTGACAACGTTTTGACTTTTTACAATCCATGAGCCATCATCTGCTGTTTTAATATTTCCGTTTTCGTCTTTTTCAAAATCTAACTTAACAGCACCGAAAGGCTTAAACTCTTTTATTTTTAAAGTGTAATATATATCGTCATGGTCGCCAGCTTCGTTCTTACGCTCAATACTTTCTATAGATACCAACATAGATATATCTAGTCTAGTAACTGTCATCTTCATGATTTTTTTATTATCTGCTGTATCCTTAAAGAAGCCAAAAAAATATTCTGGAGGATAATTAATTCCTTGACCATTTATAAATTGTAATAGTCCCTGCTTAGGAAAATAACTTTCTATTGTTATATCTGCAAGTTTTGGATTTCCTAAAACATTAACTTCACCTAATGCAACTATTTCCTCTGTCTTATTAGCGTACTTATAAGGTATTGTTAAGTCAGAAGGATTTACAGGTATTTTAATAGAACCTAGCTCACTTTCGAAATATATATCAATTTCCGACTTTGAACCGATATACATATTTACTATTGAAGTGCCTGCTCCACCAATAGCACTTAATATTGTACTACCAATATTGCTACCTAAACCGCTCAAGCTATTTCCTAAGCCTTCGACAGTGTTTCCTATGTTGCCTATATTCCCTATAAATCCCATTTAAACACCACCTTGCAAACTGCCGTCGTAAAGTTCGGTTAATCGTGTTTCTAATCTATCTATTACAGTATCTACATCAGCCGTTTCTCTTATATCACCCATTGTAATTGTTACCTGTGGGGTAAGTTGTTGATAATTTAATATTACTTCTTTTCTAGCTAAGTCTGTTATAAGTTGCAAATTTTCTTCCGCTAGTGTTATTTGTTGGTCTTTGTCTAGTTTTCCGCCTTTAACTTTTACAGGTTTAGGCTCTTTACCTGCACCGCCTAAACTATCCATTAGTGGTATTGCTCCGCCACCATAACCGCCACCGCCATTCATTATATCAGATGGCATTAAATTTTCTAAAGCCTCTTGTATCGCCCCTGTTGGATTATTAGCAAAATCAGATATACTATTAGCTAATTCTACACCTTTCGCTCGCCAAGAATATTCGTTCGCTCTCCACGTTATTTCACCAGTAGCAGAAAAGCTAGTCCCAAAAATATCATTAGAAAGTTCTTTTACTGTATTAAAAGCACCTATCAAACCATTGATTTTATCTATAATGAAATTGATTGCACTTGCTACCGCTTCTGCTATATCAGCAAATACACTAGCCATTGTGTTTCTCAATCCATTACTAGCACCTTGCCATGCAATATAAGCACCAACTGCTAAAGCTACTAGCATTACAACAAGTCCAATAGGGTTCATTGCTAAAACTGCGTTTAAAATAGATTGAGCTACTGTAACAGCAGATATTGTACCTCTCCATATACTCATCAATGTATTAGCAACAAAAATTACACCGTTATATATTCCCATAATTGCAGTATGTGCCAAAACAGCACCATTAGCAACAATCCAATAAGAACCATATAAAATAAGGTAAGATATAGCACCTGCTAATGCTCCAGTAACAACACCTAACAATAAATCACCTAAATATTCTAAGGCTGTGTTGAAATCAGTAAAAGCAGTTATTAATAAATAAACACCACCTATAGCAAGCCCTATAGGCAAAATAAAAGAGCCCCACATTTCCAAAGCAGACATAGAAGCCAAAGCCTGTGCCAATCCTAAACTTCTTATCAGCGCTATTGCGGTAGGCAATAATTGTATCATTGTTATTAGTGTTCTAATACCACCAGCAAGAAAACTTATTGCACTAACAGCAATTAAAGAAGTTTTAAATATAGCAAGTAGCCCTATGGTAGTCAAAAGACCGCCGACAAATGGATTTATAAAATCTTTAGTAGCTGTATAAGCTTCACCTATCACACCAACGAACCATCTAATATTATTAACAAGTCCTGCTAGTGCTTTACCTGCTAATGTAACACCCATATAAAATCCGTCAAATATTCGGTTCATTGCTGGTGAGTCTGCAATGGCTGATAATTGTTGCCAAAACGGAGTAAATGCGTTAAATGCTATAGTTCCTAATAATTGCATGTTTTGCCCGAATGTTCTCGGCATGTTTTTGAACTTAGCTTCTATTTCATCAGTAGCGCCAAGTATTGCATTTCTCATTATACTAGCTGTTATTTCTCCGTCTTTGGCTAGGTCTTTTAATTCGCCTTGTGTAACACCCATATACTTAGATATTATTTGTTCTAACATTGGGGCATTTTCAGCTATAGACCTAAACTCATCACCTTGCAATTTGCCACTACCTAACGCTTGACTTAATTGAAGTAATGAAGCCTGTTGCTGTGCTGTTCCTGTTCCACCAATAGCAAACATCTTTTGTATATTTTCCACAAATGGAACTATTTCTTCTGTAGATTTAAAAGCATTTCTAGCTGTTAAGCCTAACTTGGCTACAGTGTCTGCCATTTGAGCATAAGAACCACGAGAACGCAAAGAAGCTTGATATATAGCGTCGCTTAAACCTTGTACGTCATCTGTTATCAATCCTATTCTGGCTTGCGTACTTGCAAATTCATCAGCTAAATCGATAACAGCTCCAGGCACTTGAAATAATGCTTCGGCTACTCGCCATACTGCTTCGCTCATCAATTCAGCTAAAAAATATTGACCGAAAGCGCCTTTAAACATTCTTCCGAATATTCCTACGTTTTCAGTTGCTCTGCTTGCACCACTGCTTATACGTGTCAACGCTCTTTCAATATTGGTAGACATTACCTCTGTATTTTGAGCGACTCTTTGCATTTCTTGAGATAAACCACTAATAGAGCTAGTAATGGAGGAACTGATAGCACTGTTTAAGCTACTTTCTAATTGTCTAGTTGTAGCGTTGGCTGTTTCCATATGTCCAATCATTATATTTAAAGAGTTGGATATTTGCCCCAATCGACCGCTCATTGCGTCCTCAAGGCTTATTCTACTTCGTATTTCAGCCACTGTTTTTACCTCCCTTTGGCTTCTCTACTAGCTTTTTTATCTGCTTCTAATTGTTCATCTATACAAGCTATTACAAATGCTTTTTCTTCATCAGAAAGATTGACGAACTCCGCTGGTTTCCAACGGAGTTTTAAAACTGCATACATACAATATCCAGCCTCGCCATCTTTCTTTATTAGTTTTTTGCGAGTTTAATTTTTTTATTGATACCTGTATCAAAACCACTAATTTCAGAAATTTTCTTAACGAGTGTAGCGATTTCGCCAGCTTTTAAAACTTTTTCTACTGCTTCCATAGGGTCTACGCAATTTAATTGTTTTAAAAATTCAGCGTCCCTGAAATCTGGCTCAACGCAATTATCTACAATGAATAAAAGATTTTGTTTTCTTGTATTAAAGATTACTTCGCCATCTTTTACTTTTGTACATTGTTTGGTAATATCGTCAAGTTGTTTATTAGTAACAGGTTTAATTTTAAAAGGTTCTTGACCTTCAATAACTGTTACTTCTTCAATATCTGTAATATTTCTACCTAATAAAAATTCTTTTAAAGTCATTTATTTACCTCTTAATCAAAATAATCTGGTCTGTCAAAAGCTTGTAATATTTCAGCGCTGTCAAAAGTAAAGTCATAGCTTTCTGTAAGGTTATCTGCGTCAACATCAACTTTTGCAATAACAGCACTATCAATATTAACATTGTTTAACTGAATACGTTGAGCGCCCAAAGACGTTGTTTTATCTTCATTTGTTACTACTATTGTAAAATAGGTATCAACACCAGTATTCATATAATCTATAAGTGTTTGTCTAGGTAAAGAAGAAACATAGTACGCTTCAACGCTTCCAGAACCTTTATAGCCTTTTGCTTTTGTTTGTATACCTCTAAATCCAAGAACAGGTATATCACTTTTTTGCTTTTCAACTTTTGCTTCAAGTGTCTTAATTTCCAAAAGGTTATATACTTTACCTTTTATTGTAGCATAAACTGTGCCTTCTCTACCATTTATGGTATCGCCAGCCAATAAATAACTCATTGATTAACCTCCTTAAGACTGGATAACTACATCACAGTATAGAATTTCCATATTGTCAATAACAGGCAAGTTATAAATATTAGTTACTACTGCGTCAATATTTTCGCCACGTGTTACTGTGATATTAGAAACTAAATCATAATTACTGCCATCTTTCAACACTGTATCTACTGCACCCATGTTTTGAAGCTTTTTAATATAACTAATAATATCGCCTTTGAATATATCTCTACCTGTAGCGCTATTGCCAACTTTACCACAATAGGAAACATCCCAAACATCTTTGATACTTTGGTTCATTTCATCAATGACACGAATAACTTTATTTTTAGAGAATGGGTATGATTTTGTAGGTGTATATGTTCTAAAAGTGTTAATATCTTTTTCTACTTGTACAGTACCATCATCTCTACTAGAGAATAAGAAAGCACCTTCGCCAAGTTTTTCAATGATTTCATTATTAGTATATTCTGGTACAATAGTGTCTACATAGAAATCTGTTAATGCTTTATGTGTGTTGCTCTGTGTAATACTTGCACCTGCTGTAAGTCCACATACTAAAGCTGGAACTTGTTCAGCAGTAAGTTCTTCGTCATCAGCAACGTTTTTTAATCCTTGCTCACTTCTTATAATTCCTTCATAGTCATATTTCCCAGCAGTGGTATCATAAAGACAACATTGTACCTTGCGACCTTCATCATCTCTCATTTGCTGAATAAACTCTTGAGCAGTGGCATTAATATTTGAACCATCTTTAATAACAGCCATACATTGCCATTTAGCGGTTTTTAATAAATTAAAATAGTTATCATAGTTAGACTTGTTGTATGTTCCATCAGAACCGCCTTCGAGTGGCATTCCTGCAATCTCTGCAATAGAACCTTCTTCATGGGTAAATGTAACATAATCATTATCAGCAATTTCTTCTAATGCTGTTACAGTTTGAATATCAACTTTCAAGCCGTCCCATAAAGTAGTTACTGTATATTTAGACTCGTTTATTTTTGATTTTGTTACTTGAATTGTTATTTTATTTCCTGCTGTACCATTGTATTTAGCAGTAGCAGTAAGTGTGCTTGTATCATCTTTTTTAGTAGCTTTAGCACCACCAGAATTAAGGTTATAGAATTTAACCATGTAGCAGTTAGAAAGCATAGCTCTTGCAATCAAGCTTTCTTCTTTGTCTGTTGCTGTGTAGCCTATTTTTTTACGGCTTGTACCATCTGTAAGGTCAGAAGAATAAACGTCAATCAATTCACCTTCTGCACCCCAGCTCATTTCCATAGCAACAGTGGCAATACCTCTATCACCTACATTAATCAACGGTGTTTCTACGTTACTAAAGTTGATGTAAGCCCCTGGTCTTACTTTATTTTGTGTTTGCCAACTTCCGCCCGCACTTGCCATTAATTAGACCTCCGTTTGATTTTCTTTATCGTTTATTGTTAAAGTTCTCATTAATTCTTCTAATTCTTCTTTTCTCACTCTAATTCTAACGTTAAAAGTAAAAGAAAGAACACCTTCGCCCTTGTTTATACTAGGGTCTTTAATCCATGTTTTTATATCCTCTAAATACCACAAGTTTTCATTTAAATTAAATCCTACTTCGTCAAGCGTTTCCTCTAAATTCATTGCTATGGTTAAATCTTCTGCATGTCTATATTCTATAGCAAACAAATAGTCTAACCACCAAAAATTTTTAGTATCTGGTATAGGAACAACTGATATCTGGTTTATAAAAAAATCAGGGTATTCAGGATTAGATATAAGATTTTTATATACAGTATATTCTGGATATAGTTTTTGTAATTGTTTATAGATAGCATTTAATACAGTATCATAATTTATATCCATATTAAGCACCACCTAAACGCTTTATAAAATCTTCAAATTCGTTACTAAATCTTATTGGCATTTCTCGCCTTATATCATCTAGTGAACGTGTAAGCATGTATTCAGCACGTCTTTTTACAGTTCCATACTCAACATAAGAAGCGTAGAATTGACCGTTAGATATTGTTACATAATATATATTGCCTGCGATTTTTAAGCTTTCTCTTGTTGCTTGCTGTTCTATTTCTGCAACAATTTTACCATCTTCACCAACAACTTTCTTTATCTTTTGGTTACCTACAGCCCAACTAGCCCTTAACGCACCTGTATCAACAGGTGTTCTACCCTGTGCTAAATTAACAACCTTGTACCCCTCTTTTATTAAGAAATCAGCCAGCCAATCCTTAAATTCAGTCTTAGCTTTTTCATAATTCCGCTGAAATCTTCTTATCTGTGTTAAATCCATACCACCCATTATAACCGTTCCTTTATGGTCATTATAAATTGCGTACGACTTAAATCTTTGTATGGTTGCCCACTGTTTCCTTTATAAGTAGCAATGATATTATTTTTGTTATCTTTCTTATAAGCGGTTACATAATCATTATTTTGTATATCTACATCATTGTTGCAGTATATTTTTAAAACTGTTATAATTGGTGCTGTAGCTAGTGCGTTGGTATCTGGATTATCTATTTCTTTTAATTGTATATCGCATTTTACATCAGTGTACAGTTCTTTTAATTCTTCTCTGCCTGTTTCCTTATTATAGAAACGTCTGCTGATATCAATTAAATCGTTATCAAAATACCTAAGATATGAGTTTATATTTATCATCTGCTCATTACCCTATATCTATGCAATTCTTTTAGAATGTCAGTATTAAAAGATAAGATATTAAGATTAGGGCTTTCGCTAGCTGTGTCAAACTCTACTTCTTTGGTATCCTCTTTGATACGTTTAATACTTTCACCACTTTGCAAATTGCTTTCATTTGCATAAGTTGTAAGTATAGAAGTCTGTACCATTCTAGCTACTACAAATTTTAACTGTTTAGGAACTTTTCTATTTAGATAATTTTCAACCTTTTGCAAAGCTTCTTCGGTTGTTAAATCAATAATAGAAGTATACTTTTCTAGGTTATCAAACGCACCCACTAGGAGTGCGTTAACAACTTGTATTACTTCTTCTTTTGTTAGATATTTGCTATCCATAACATCACGCTAATGTGGCTGTAGCAATAAATAATCCGTTAGGGTTATATAAAGCAGGTACAAATAAACCGCTTGCTTTTGTCCATGTTGCTACAGGGTCTGGTGTAGTCCATTTTGTAATAGTTACATACTGCTGACTAGATTTCATTGTCCAAGGTCCTTGTTTTTTCTCTTCTTGTGTTACACCCCAAAGACCTTTTCCGTATTCATTAATGATAGAAGTTTGAGCCAAGAAGATAATTTTATTTTCATCAATATAGCGTTTAGAAGCTTCTGTTCCGTTTGCTTTAACATATTTATACTGCTCATCATATGTTGTAATAGTGAAACCAAACATTTCATTCATGAGTGTATTAATTTGCGCAGTAGTTAACAATGTACCTTGTCCTAGTGTACCCATGATTGCAGTTTGAATATATTTGTTAGTTCTCAATTTACCTAAAGCTTTTGTAGACATAATACATTCTTTAATGTTTTGACCCATGCTTTTTGCTTTATCGTAAACTTTTTGGAACTCTGCCAAAATGTCAGCACTTTCGCTCATATCGGCAATAGAAAAACTTGTATTACCGCTAGGGACTCCGTAATCCAAAGTAATATCAATATGATTTTCTTTGATTTTAACCTTACCACTTTGTAAAAGTTCGCATTTCATTACTTCTACACGTGTTAACACGCTTTCTGCTAAACGTCCCATGTCATCAAAAACATAGTTTAAAATAGCGTTATCACTAGATACACCATTGCTAATATATTGGTCAACTAATTCGCTTAAGTTGATTTTTTCTTTAATCAACATTTTTTCAAAGTTAACTTTTTCAAATGTAGGACGTTCGCCAATTCGTGCCTCTGTATCAAATCCGTGTACTAAAGCGATAGAAGGTAATTGCATTTGGTCAGTTAATCTATAAAAACTTGCTTTTAAATTCTGTGTTTTTTCATTTGGGAAAATTCTATCCCCTAATCTATCCCTATTTGGGGATAAGTTTTGAGAAAAGTTTATCAATTCCTCATTTGTCAGTAATTTTTCAATATCCATTATTCAACCTCCATTATTACTCATCTCTTGTTGTTTCTGGAGCGTCAGACCAGTATAAACCTTGTTTAGCAAAAACCGCCTCCGCTAGTTCCTCAATAACTGCTGGTAATCTATTTTCGTAAACTCTTCCAGCTACGATTAAAGAACCAATAGCTTCGCCGTGTGTAACGTCTACATCTTCAAAAACGATACCTTTTGCACTTCCGTCGTTGCTAGGATAAACAGTGCCAGCTTTAATATATTTTGTTCCATCATCTTCTGTTGTAACTGCTGTTTCTGTATCAAATTTCCATGTTTTAAGTAACAAGCCAACTTCACTTTCTAAGAAGTTAGGCATTTTTCTTGATTTTTCTGTATATGTGTATCTTGCGTTTGCCATTTATTTACTCCTTATTTTTAATGTATTTAGCGTTATATTTTTCAGCCATTTGCTTACCAATAGATATTTCAGGTGGGTTTCCTTCTTTTCCACCTTGTCCGTCTGCTGGATTTAATCCTGCAAAGTTTTTTTCTTTTGGTTCGGTTTTCTGAACTTTGAAGGCGAAAGAAGTTGTTTCATCTTCCATTAAAGCCTTAACTCTATTAGGAATTTCTTTTTCAAAATTGTCAGAATTGATATCATCTAAATTTAGAAGCTTCATACCAACATTGACGCTTTTGATATCATTTTTATAAAGTTCCTGTAGTGCAAAATTATTAATTTTTTGTTTTTCTAATTCTTTTGCTTGCTGTGCTTTTAAATCTTCAATTTCTTTTTTGTATTTTTCTACATCTACACCATCAAAGCTTTTAAGCTTATCTACAAGTTCTTTATTCTGTTTCTCAAGAGTTTCAGTTTTTTGTCTAACTCCCTTAACTTCTTCCACGTGTTTAAAAGTTTCACGAAATTCTTTATTAAATCCGTCAATGTCCGCCCCATCTTGTCCTAACTTGTATTTTTTAATCATTTCCATGATATCCATTTATATATAAACCTCCGTATACTTTTTTATAGTGGTTAGTTCCACTTAGAGAATTATTTTTTGATACTATATTATAACAAAATTTTATACATTTGTCAAGCATTATTTTAACTTAAATTTTGCATTTTTTCCCATTCTCGATATGTTATATTTCTATCTATTTCATAGTACGTACCTTCTTTTGTTTTTGCAATTCTTGTACCTTGTAAATCTTTGAAATACGGAGCTGTTGTACTTCTGCAATTAGGGTGTAATGGTGGGTAATTTACCCCTGTTTGCTTTTTGCTCATATCAAAAACTTTTCCGTCCATATCTCTACAAATTTGCGAAGTTTTATAGTCTAATGTTGCCATGTATTGATATTTCTTAAACAATCCGCTTCCACTCATTGCTTTATAATTAGCTTCATTTAATACGTGTAAATATTCGGTTCTTGCTAATCTTTCTGCATTAAAATAAGATGTATTCATTCTTTTTTGTATTGTTTTAGCAAGCTGTTTAGGATTTTGACCTTGTATTATTGCTTGTGGTAATTCTTGCTGTATAACTTTAGATAATTTATCTCTATTGCTCCATATACGTTCCGAATAGTTCTCACCTAACCAACTTTGAGATACCGCTTGTTTAACTTTTCCATCTTCTAACCTATCTACATCATATCCAAAACCTGTACCAACCTGCATATCGTAAATCTTTTTATAATACATAGCTTTAT